GGTGCGGCCAATATTGGCAACTATTCCGGTGGTGGCGGCGGTGGTGGTGCTGCCGGTCGCTACGGTGGCGGCACCGCAGGTCAAAGCCCGGCGGGCGGTTCAGTAGGCGGTGCAGGCGGTCCGAGCGGTGGTGGTGCCGGTGCTGGGGCTGCGGGCACCGGCGGCAACGGCAATGAGTGGCAAGCCGGCGTCGGCTCCGGCGGCGGTGGCGGCGGCTCGAGGACTCAAGCGCACGGCGGCCCTGGCGGTTACTACGGCGGCGGTGGTGGCGGCGGCATTTACTATTCCGCCGCCTACTCAGGCGGTGCTGGTCGTCCCGGCCTCATTGCGATCGTCTACACGCCGCTCACCGCACCGGTGGTGTCGAGCTGCACGCCGAACATCGGCCCGACCATCGGCGGCACCGCGGTCACGATTGGCGGCAGTGGCTTCATCAACGTCACCAGCGTCGCGATCGGCGGTGTCGCGGCGACCGGCGTGGCGGTGCCGAACGCTTCGACCATCACCTGCGTGACGCCCGCACATGCGATCGGCCTGGTCAGCATCGTCGTCAATGTCAGTGGCGGCGTCGCTGCCGGCACCGGCGCCAATCTGTTCACTTACCTGCCGCCGTCGGGCGGCTTCAATATGCCGATGCCCGTTTAACCAGGAGGAATGAAAATGGCTGTTTTCTACGATGTTCCTGACGGCGAGACCTTGCTGATCCGCGGCCCCGCCAACGTCACGGTGAAGGGCGGCAAGGTGCCGGTGATCGGCAAGGCCTCGGATCTCGAGGGCAGCATTCCGACCATCACCTCGCTCGATCCCGACAGCGCCGAGACCGGCTCGGCCGACATCACGATGACGGTGAACGGCACCAACTTCAACGAGGACAGCGTGATCGTTTTTGGCCAGCACGATGAGCCGACGACGTTCATCTCCGACACCCAGGTCTCGACCGGCGTCAAGCCATCGCTGTTCGCGCCGGCCACCGTGCCGGTCGCGGTGCGCAACGGGCCAGCCGAGTCAGAGGCGGTCAACTTCACCTTCACCGAGGCGGCGCCCGAGGGCGCCAGGAGGCGGTGATGCCGCGCAAAAACGAGAAAGCACGCAAGCCGGCGACGCGGAAGGCCGCGGCCAAGTCGAGTGCGAAAAAATCACCGACGAAGAAGACCGCGGTGGTGATGAGGAAGAAACCCAAACAGAGGACCAAGAGCATGGGCAAGAAAGAAGACGACGAGCGAGCAGAGCGCGAGCAGAAAAAGGCCAGGGAGGAGCGCGAGAAGGTCGAACGCGAAAAGGCCGAGCGGGCGCAGAAAGAGCGCGACAAGTACAACGAGCAGGCGGGGATCAAGGAAAAGGAAGGCGGACGCGGCGGCGCGTACCGCGACCCGCAGCGCGGCTCGACCGAGCCTGGTGAGACCACGATGGCCAACCCCGGCCGGCAGAACGTGCCGTTGCCGCCGGTCGAGCCGACGGCCGATCCGATGGCGACGCCGGCCGCAGGTCCGGTTCCGAACCCGCCATCCGCACCAGGTGGTGACGTCACCGGCGAGCCGAACGTCTCGGCCACCGGCGAGAAGCTGCCGCCGGAGCATCCGGACTACCGCGCCGACTACGAAGGCAAGCACGGGCCGGATCATCGCACCGAGGAGGAGAAGCGCGACCACCCGCTCGATGAGACCGGCCAGGCCGACAACACCAATCGGAGTGAGCGATGAACAAGTGGCCCGTCGAAAATCCGCCGCCTGATACGCAGCTGCACATCAACCTGCGCGGTGCGCCGCTGCCAAAATCGGCAAATTTTGACGGGCCACTCAACGTGCTGATCGAGCTGAATGGCACTGGCGAGGCCGCCAACACCGTGGCCGCGACCAGGAAAGTCTATGACGAAAATTATCCGGAGACGCCGATCGAGCCGCCGCCGGAGGAGGAGATCCTGCCGCTCGGTGCGCCAATCTCGAGCGGCAGAAAGATCGTCTACGAACAAGGCATCATCGACCCTGGGATCGCGAGGCGCATCAAATGACCTCGCACGTTCGCCATCGCCGTTTCGACAGCGCCGCCGCGACCTTCCCGGTCGCGGAGCCTGGCGAGCTGATGCTCAACGTACCGAACCTGCAGCTCGCGATCGGCAACGTCATCACCGGCGAACCCATGACGCTGCTGGCGATCCGGATCTACAGCGACAGGTCAAAATATGCCGTCGCCGAATTGATGGCGAAGGATGGTGTGATCTACCGCGCCAAGGCGGCGATCAATCCTGGCGCGTTCGATCCGGCGCAGTGGGATCCGATCACGTCAGGGCCCGACTACGTCGCCAAGGCAGGCGACACGATGACCGGGCCGCTGACGCTTGCCGACGACCCGACGCAGCCGCTGCATGCGGCGACCAAGCAGTATGCCGACAGCAAGGACGTCGACCTGGAGCCTTACGTCCAGAAGGCCGGCTCGGCCATGACCGGACCGTTGGTGCTGCCGGGCATGCCGACAGCTGATCTACAGGCCGCCACCAAGAAATATGTCGACGACACCGTGGCCTCCGGCGGCGTGCCGATCGATCTCTCGCTCTATGTCGAGAAGACCGGTTCGACCATGACCGGCGCCCTGGTACTGGCCGGCGCGCCGACGGCTGATTTGGAGGCGGTGCCGAAGGCATATGTCGACGCCGCTGTCGACGCCGTTCCGATCGCGGATGTCGACAAGGACTATGTCGATACCCAGGACGCGCTCGCGATGAATATGGCCGGCGGTCAGACCATCACCGGTGGCTTCCGCTTCACGCCGTTCAATGCCGGCACGCTGGGCGCCGCCCAGACCTTCACGCCGAATGCATATAACGGCAATTATCAATACTACGCCAACAACGGCGCCCACACCTTCGCCACACCGGCCAATGATTGCGCGCTCGACGTGCTGATCACCAACACCGCGCTCGCCGGCGTCATCAACTTCTCCGGCTACGCGGTCGGCGCGTTGCCGGGTGACGTGCTGACGGTCACAAACGGACATCGATTTATCGTTTCGATCCGCCGCATCAACGGCGTCTCGACCTACTCGGTAAAGGCGCTGCAGTGATGGTCATCAAGGAAGGTGCAGAGGTCGTTGCCAGTACCGTCGAGGCGATGCGGTCGGTGCCGCTCGCCATTGCGCTCCTGGTCGTCAACTGCGCCTTCCTGGCGTTCGCTGCCTACGTGCTCGGCCAGGTCAGCGCCAATGCCGCCGAACGCAACAAAAACCAGATGGAGCTGATTTCGACGCTCGCCAAGGATTGCATGCCGATCAACAGGGAGAAACCACCATGACCAGACTTGCGATGTTGGGAATGCTCGCCGCATTGCTCGGCGGCTGCGTGGTCACCGATCGCGAGCAGCTCTACTACACCCGCGCCGATGTCGACGCGATCACCGCCGGCATCCAATGCCGCAACATGGCGCGCAGCCTGGTGCAGGTCTCGCGCTGCGAAGTGAGGAGGTAACCATGATCAATTCGCTCGTCTACCTCGTCATCTACATCGTGGTGCTGGGCTGCATCATCGGCCTGTTGCTGTGGCTGATCGATGCGGTGCCGATCCCCGAACCGTTTCACCGCATCGCGCGCATCGCGATCATCGTGGTCGGGGTGCTGATCTTAATCCTGCTGCTGCTGTCGCTGGTCGACGGTGGGCCGCGGAGTTTCAAACTGGGTGAGATGTCGTCATGGCTGATGAAGGTCTAGCGGCGAGCCTCGCCGCCACCACCGCCAACGGTCTGCCGTGGGATCCGAAGCTGGATTGGTCAAAATTCAATCAGCCGTTTGGTGCTGTCCAGGCGGGGCCGGCGCCGGCGCCGACCGATCAGATCACCACCGGTGTGGTCAATTTGCTCAACGCCGCCGGCGCCGACAATTACACCGCCAACACCCTCGGCAACAAACTGATGGGCCTGGTACAGGCGACGCCGCTCGGCGTGCCGCTCGCTGCGGCCGACACCGCGCACTTCAAGAGCCAGGGCGACATCGGCGGCACCGCACTGGCGGCGGCCGGCATGATCCCTGGCGTCAAGCCTGCGGCGAAGGCGGCGGGCGTCGGCAGTCAGCTGGCCAGCGCGATCCCGATCACGCCTGGCGACATGCGGGTGTCGACGCGGTTTCCGACCGGCGTCACCGCGGCCGAAAATCCGCTGACGCACCAGCTCTCGATCGGCACCGCGGAGATGAAGAACTCGCCAGGGTTCGAGCACAACGTCGCGCTGCTATCGCAGTATCCCGGCTTCGGCCGGCTCAAGGGCATGAGCGACGAGCAGGCGGTGCGGGCCTATCTCGACCAGGCACGCGGCAACATGCAGTACCTCTACAATCGATCGCCGGAGGAGATGAAGCTGCGCTCGCCGCGCTGGTACGAGGGCGCGCACGAGATCTCCGATGCGCTGGCCAACCGCTGGGGCGTGCCGCGACCGTCGGTGTCGGGCGCGCTGGCGTCGCTGTCGCCGCAGATGGACTGGTACAAGAACGCCTCGCTCGGCGAACGTGTTGGCGACATCATGACCGGCGCCGCGGCCGGCAAGATCCTGACGCCGGAGATGGCGGCCTTCCAGCGCAGCTCGGTGGCGCTGAACAATCCAGCCAACGCGGAGCGCTACGCGCGCATCGCCGGCAAGTCGCTCGACCAGCTCGACGACCCTGGCGACAAGGCGCTGTGGATCCGGCTCTACGACGAGGCGCACAACCCGCGCGCCTACCGCTCGATCACGCCCGAGGGCGACTTCGGCGGCTACATCCTCAACGCCGACGGCACGCCGGCCAAGATCGGCTGGGGCGCGATCGGCGAAATCGAGAAGGCGGTCAAGTCGATGGAGAGTGGCGGCGATCCGCGCATCATCTCCCCGATCCTGGGGACCAAGCACAAGGTGCGCAGCTTCTACAACAACATCGAACTGCCGAACGATCCGCGGTTTGGCGACGTCACCGCCGACACCCACCAGGTCGCCGCGGCCCAGATGCGTCCGCTGTCGGGCAATACGCCCGCGGTGGCGCACAATCTGGCGTCCGGTCTCGCTACCAAGCATCAGCCGCCTGGCTACACCGCCGAGAAGAGTTCCGCGATCACCGGCGTCCAGGGCACCTACGGCCTGACCACCGACGCCACCCGCATGATGGCGATGGAAAACGACCTGTTGCCGCGGGCCGGACAATCGGCAACATGGGAACCGGTCAGAGAGCTATTTTCTCCGGCGTTCAAGGCTGATAAGAAAAAGACAGCAGCTGTGGATGCAATTTGGGGAGACTATGACCGTGGAAACATCACCCTCGACCAAGCCCGAGACAAGATCTTCGATCTTGCTGGCGGAATTGGAACGCCGAGCTGGGCAGGACTCGGTGCTGGCGTCACTGCTCCAGCGCGGGGTTCGACCTACCGCTAAGGACTACATCGACGTGCAATGGTGGGGCGAGCTGCCCGAGGAAATTGACAATGAAGAACGCGAGATCATCGAGCTGCTGGAGGAGCTGGAGAGCGCCACCTAAACTCGATCGAAAGTCGACACCGCAGAAACCCGCCCCTCGAGGCGGGTTTTTTGTTGGCATTTTTTCTTAGCAGGAGGAACCGCATGGCCAAGCTGACGAAAGCCCCGCCGCTGAACCCCGTGAAGTCTTTGCCCACCGCGTCGCCGCCGGCGACGTCAAAAACCCAGGACAACTACACCCACCACACCTCGCCGAATAAGGGGCCGCAGCCCAGGGCGAAGGAGGCCACCGCGAACATCCCCGCCAAGCCGGGCGCCAAGATCAAACGCCTGCCTGACGCCCCGATGCACAAGACGAAGCACGACAAAGATGCTTGACCCGACCTCGGAGCGGTATCTGCAGCTGCTGAAGCGCAAGCGCGCGATCATTGCCGCGCGCTCTGATCTGATCGCGTTCACGCAGCTGATGATGCCGGATCCAAACCACGACGAGGATGTCAGCTGGTCGCTGTATCAGCCGCAGCGTTTTCATCGTGTGATCGGCGCAGCCCTCGAGGAGGTCGAGCGCGGCGACTATCGGCGGCTGATGATCAATGTCGGCCCGCGCTTCGGCAAGACCACGCTGGCGAGCGCGATGTTTCCCGCCTGGTATGTCGGCCGGCATCCAGACCGCAGCATCATCGTGGCGACCTACAATGAGCACTACAGCTGGGATCTCGGCCGGCGCGTTCGCGACATCATGCTGCTGCCGCAGTACAAGCAGGTGTTCCCCGACGTCGAAATCAAGGTAGGTGCCAGTGCCGTTAATCGGGTTCAAACCACCAGTGACGGCGTCGTATTCGCCGTCGGCCGTGGATCATCGATCACCGGTCGCGGGGGCCACTGCATTCTCCTCGATGACCCCATCAAGGATCGAACCGAGGCCGACTCGGTGCTGGTGCGGGAAAAATTGTGGACCTGGTACAATCAGGTGCTCCGAACACGCTTGATGGATGCCACCGGCACCATCGTGATCATTCAGACCAGGTGGAGCGAGGACGACCTGGTCGGCCGCCTGATCGATCCGACCAACCCTTACTACAACGTCGAAGAAGCCAAGCTGTGGCGCAAGATCGATCTGCCGGCGCTGGCCGAGGACGATGACATCCTGGGCCGACAGCCTGGCGAACCGCTATGGCCCGAGCGTTTCACCAAGAGCTACCTCGAAGAGATCCGCAACACCGACCCCCGTGGCTTCGCGGCGCTGTATCAGGGTCGGCCCGCGGCGCGCGAGGGCGCGTTCTATCGCCTGGCTGACCTGGTGCCGTATCACCGCATGGACGAGCTGCCGGCCGCGCACAAGATGCGGTTCTACGCCGCCAGCGACCACGCGGTCTCGATCGATCAGAAGGCCGACAAAACCTGCCTGATGGTGATCGGCGTCGACGAACAGGATCACATCTGGGTCATGCCCGACGTGGTCTGGATGCGGCTCGACAGCGCGCAAGCGGTCGAGGCGATGGTCATGCTGATGAAGAAATACAAGCCGATGTTCTGGTGGGCCGAGCGCGGCGCGATCGAGAAATCGATCGGACCGTTCCTGCGCAAGCGCATGGTCGAGAAGCAGGCGTTCTGCGCCATCGACCCGATCACGCCGGTCGCCGACAAGCAGCAGCGCGCCCAGGCGATGCAGGCGCGCACCTCAATGAAGATGGTTCACTTCCCGGCGTTCACGCGCTGGTGGGCCGATGCGCAGGATCAGATCCTGAAGTTTCCGCACGGCGCCAAGGATGATTTTGCCGACACGATGTCGCTGATCGGGCTTGGCCTGGCCAAGATGCATGGTCGCACGCGCATCGTGAAGCCAGCGCCTGACATCAAGGCCGGCACGTTTCGAGAATTGTGGGCACGCACACGGAAGAAGGAAGCGAGGGACCGCCGGAGGATAGATTGATGGCAGACACCTCGTTTGGCGAGGCGATGGGTCTCGGCTCACCGGATCAGAGCGGCGGCAACGACATCAACCCGTCGACCGGTGCTCCGAACATGGTGCCTCGCGACGCACCCGATCCGCCCGATCGCCGCAAGCGCCTGGTCACGGCGTGGATCGATCGCGTCAAAGGAGCGAAAAAATTCTGGAAGCCTGCGTTCGATCGCATGCGCGAGGACCAGGAATTTGCCTTTGGCAAGCAGTGGTCGAAGGACGCCTCCGATCGCCGCTACGTCGCCAATCTGACGCTGCGCCTGGTCGCGCAGAAGACCGCGTTCCTGTACGCCAAAAATCCGAAGGCGGTGGCGAAGAAGCGCAAGCGGCTGAACGCGATCTCCTGGGACGAGAGCCAGACCACGCTGACGCAGCTGATGCAGTCCGGCGCGATGATGATGGGCCAGATGCAGTCGGCCGTCGCCGGCGGCCAGATGCCGGCACCGCAGATGCCTGGCATGCTCGGCGCCGCCCAGGGCGCGATCTCCAGCATCATGCCGATGGCGACCCAGCAGCCGCCGTCGATCGATAATCTGATGGCGGGTGGCGCGCCGGCGCCGATGCCTGGCATGGATGGCGGCCAGGGCGGCGGTGGCCTGGGTGATCTGATGGGCATGGCGACAGCCGGTCTGCCGCCTGGCGGCGGTACGCCGCCTGGTGCACCGCCGATGCCTGGCGGCGCTGGCCCTGGCGGCATCGTCCCTGGCGGTGGCACGCCTGGTGCCATGCTGTCGGCGGGGATGCCTGGGATGCCGCCGGTGATGGCGCAGGCGCTCGGCAGCGGCATGAACATCATGATGGATGCGGCGCGCGTCAAAGCCGAGAACACCATGATGGACAAGCTGGCGCAGACGCTGGAGCTGCTTTACGCCTACGAGGTCGACAACCAGCCGCACCCGTTCAAATCGATGTTGAAGATGACGGTGCGCCGCGCCGTCACCAACGGTGTCGCCTACGTCAAGCTCGGTTTCGAGCGGGTGATGCAGGAGCGGCCCGACATGGAGAAGGGCATTGCCGACGCCTCCGAGCGGCTTGCCACCCTGGAGCGGCTCGCCGCTGACGCCGCCGACGACATCACCGACGAAGACGACAAGGAGGCCGAGCAGCTCAAGCTGCTGCTGACCAGCATGGCGGACCAGGGCAATATCGTAGCGCGCCAGGGCCTGACCTTCGACTATCCGCTGTCGACCCGCATCATCCCCGACGTCAAATGCATCGAGCTGAAAAACTGGGTCGCGGCCGACTTCGTTGCCGAGGAGTTTGTGCTGTCGGCGCACGAGATCCAGGAGATCTACGGCGTCGACGTCCGCGGTCATCACACCGAGTATTCCAACAACAGCTACGACGGCGCCGACCCGATCGCGATGTCGCGCGAGTGGATGTCTACGACGTCGCTGTCGAGCGACCGTGATGGCTGGGACGATCGCGCCGGCAAGTCGGCGATCGTGTGGGAGATCTACAGCCGCAAGGACGGCATGGTCTACGTGGTCTGCGATGGCTATCCGGAATTTTTGAAAGAGCCGGCGGCGCCGGAGATTTTCAACGAGCGGTTCTATCCCTGGTACGCGCTGGTGTTCAACGTCGCCGAGGATGAGAAGGAGCTGTATCCGCCGAGCGACGTCCGACTGATGCGCGACATGCAGCTCGAGTACAATCGATGCCGCGAAGGCCTGAAGGAGCAGCGCATCGCGGCGCGACCGTTCATCGCCGCGGTCGCCGGCTCGCTCGACGAGGAGGATCTCACCAAGCTGGAGAACCGCAGCGCCAACGATGTGATCGAGTTCAATGCGCTGCAGCCGCAGCAGGACATCAAGCAGCTGCTGCAGGCGTTCGCCGGGCCCGGTCTCGACCCGAACCTGTACGAGGTCAATCCGGTCTACGAGGACATCCTGCGCACCACCGGCATCCAGGAGGCCAATTTGGGCGGCACCTCGAACACCACGGCGACGCAGGCGCAGATCGCCGAGGGCTCGCGCATGACCTCGATGGGCTCCAACATCGACGACCTCAACGACCTGCTGACCCAGCTCGCCCGCAATGGCGGCCAGATCCTGATGCGTGAGATGAGCCAGGACCGGGTCAAGGAAGTGGTCGGCCAGGGCGCGGTGTGGCCGATGAACGCCGACGCGCAGAACATCGCCAACGAGATCCTGCTCGAGATCGAGGCCGGCTCGATGGGGCGGCCTAACCAGGCGCAGGAGATCGCCAACGCACAGCGGCTGTATCCGCTACTGATCCAGCTGCCAGGCATTGATCCTGAGTTCCTGGCGAAAGACGTGCTGCGCCGGCTTGACGATCGGCTCGACCTCACCGAGGCGTTCAAGTCGGCGCTGCCGTCGATCGTGGCGATGAACGGCATGGCCCAGGGCGGCGGTGCTGCAGGGCCAACGATGCCTGGTGCCGGCGCCGGACCAGGCGCAGCACAGGGACCACAGGGCGCCGGCAATACACCGTCCCCAGGCGGGCCGCCGCCTGGTGGCCCACCTGATGCTGCGGGCCAATTGACCGGCGCGCCACCGCCGCGACCGCAGCCGACGGGCGCGCCACCAATGCCAGGCATGCCTGGTTAATCTCGTTCACTGAACGAGAGCTAATTTTTTCTTAATTTCGGAGGCTGCGATTTCAGCGTAGAGATCGCAGCCGAAGGGATGTGGAAGTGCTCGGGAGTTGGCCATGGCTGACGAGCCCGTGCTCACTGCCGACACCACATCACCGTCCGGCGATCAACACGCACCCTCGCCAGGTGCACCGGCTGAAACCGCGCCCTCGCCAGGCGCCGACCAATCCCAAGGCGAAACCAAGGAAAGCCTCCTCGAGGCGGTGCAGCGCGCAGTTCCTGAACTGCGTCAGTCACCGGATGGGGATGCTGACGGCGGTGGTTCTGGAGCCTCGCCCGCTCAAGTCGCAAAGGACAAGCCTGCAGGAGACGATGACCCCGAGCTACCTGATGAGGTCACCGCCGAGGAGCTGTCCAGACTTTCGCAAACCGCCAAGCGTCGCGTCAGCAAGCTGATCAAGCAGCGTCAAAAACTGCAGGGGGAAGTTCAGCGGCTGAAGGCGATCGAGCCGAGCGCACAAGCTGCCGACCAGGTCACGAAATATCTGCGCGACAACGACATCAGTCGCGACGACTTTTTGCTGACGCTCGAGTTGGCGAGCGCGATGCGTCGAGGCGATTTCCGCACGTTCTACGAGGGCGTCAAACCCTACGTGAAGCTGGCGGAAGAGTACCTTGGCGTTTCACTGCCGCCGGATCTGCAAGCACAGGTCCAGCAGGGCCACATGACGTCCCAGGCTGCGGCCATGTACTCACGCGAGCGCATGGACCGAGCAATGGCTCAAACCAATGCTGCCCGTCAGCAGCAGCAGTTTCAGCAATTCCAGCAGACGGCGCAGCAGACCCAGCAGCAGCAACAGCGAGAAAATCTGGCCGGCCAGGTGGCGAACACCGTCAATGCCTGGGAGCAGCGGATCATGCAGTCCGATCCGGAATACGCGGCGAAGAAACCCGCTGTGCAGGATACGAT